GCTGACTTTTTACATTTGCAAATTGAATACGTTTATAAACTGTTGATTTGATCCCTATTTCAGTAACATCACATTTTCTATTATTCGTAACTGTTGCTAATGCAATTCTTTGACCTGTATAAATATCATGACCATAATATAAATCATTTTGCCCTCTAGGAAAATCGAAAGTTCCACTAATTACTTGTTGCCAAAAGATAGTATCTTGACCACCTATACTATAAATTTCATCGTCTTGACTCTTAGTTCCATCTCTATAGCCAAATTGTTTTGGGTCATACCATATAGGATTCTGACAATGTCTACTTAAATCTGCACTATCAACAGGAATATCAAATTCACCAGCTTCTACAACTTTGAATCCATAATGTTTACTTTGTTTAATTGTCCAAGGCATAGGCTTACTTGTTTCAATGCAGATAACAAGAGCCGTTCCTAATAAGTATTGTTCTCCAACTGCTAATAAACTGTCTGTGTTTTCTCTTATTGAAGTCGTAAAACTGTCAACATCGGCGACTCCATGAGGTCTGTAATTGAAAGCGTCTGCGTTTCCTTTTCCTGTAACTGTTTGATAACCTGGAGTATTTGGATCATTGTCATAAACTCTTTGTAACGCATTATTCTCCCCGCTTTCCTCTCCTATTATTTGATAAAAAACAATATCATCTACATTGAGAGATTTTAAACCTCTTGTTTTTACATTGTTAACCTGTATAAAACCCGCCCTCGTCGGCCACTTTGCAAATTCAACTTTTTTCCGTTTTCTTGCCATAGCTTCAATAGCATCTCCCGTTGCTCCTCTAGGAGGACGAACCAACTCATAAGGCAATCTACAAACTTGACAATTAGGGATAGGAGCATAAAGACCAAAAGTTGTTTGTGTCGTTGGGTTTCTAGCTCCACTGAAAGATTTACTTGTTAATGTCGGAGCCGTTGTTCCTGCTTTATTAGGTACACCAACTTCAAACGGATCATCTTTATCTTGACTTACTGGGATAATTAACTTGGATTGGTCGTATCTATCAAATTTGGTAATTCTATTGTTTTCGGAAATACTTCCATCTTTGAAATAAAGACTGACTTTATAAGCGTTATAAGTATTCAAAAGAGTATCTCCTACTGCATAGCCTTCATAATCAGGATCTTCTCCAATAGTTCCATGCGAAAACAAAGCAAGTGCTTTTAATTGTTGATATTTTCCAAGACTTACAAATTGAGACCATAACAACTGACTGTTAACCCTTAACCCGCCAAAAACATTATCTCCATCTATTACTTGATTAGCAAAAATAAGAGGAATGGAATCTCCTAGCTGAGCTAAAGCTTGAACTGAATTAAAAGATGCTTGTGGCGCAAATTTTCTATTACCAATTGAATCAGCAGTTCTCCTAGACCCTCCTTGTTTGGCCTCCTGTGGTTTAGGTGTTAACAGATAGGAAACAGTTGCAGAAGCAACAGCAACTCCTACTGAAGTCCAGAAAGCTTTTACACCAACAGAAGCAATATAACCACTAATAGCATCATTTCTTATATCAGGAATTAATTCATATCCTTTTGGCCTTTGTCCGTTATAAGCAGCAGTTGAATCTATAAATAGCCAATATTCATCTTCAGTTATTCCTAAGACCTTACATAATTCTACTTCCGTTGGAAGTAACAGCCTTTTACCATGAGGGCGTTTAGGGGTAACCAAATCACCACCTGGCCTCCTAATGTTTTTTGATAACTCAGCCATCCGTCCTCGTAAAATGCAGCCATGCCATAACCATCTTCTGATTTGCAAAGGCCAATTGTTCCTAGTTTAGGGGGTGAATCAACTCCCCACCTATTTAATTCTTCAAAAAAGATACTATAGTCTTTCCTTCTTAGTCTTCTATACCAATCACGCTGTCCTTTGGGAACAGTAAAACCATAATTTGCTAATACTGTGCGAACTAAAGATAAACAATCACCTGCTTTATGTTTTTCAGGGTCAGCCCCTAAACGATAAGGTAGACCAATTAATCGATGTGGTCTCACCTGTTTTGTAGCGATCCAGTAACAGGTAACGAACCAACAAGATCCCTTGTTAAAACTTTGTCTGGCGCATTTGCTCCAACAGCATCTATAGCAGAACTTAAAATAAGTTCAATACTTTCGGGGTCATAACTTAATTGAGATGCTAGCCATGTTTCCTCTGATAGTTGTTTAAGTTGTCCAAAATTTTCTGTCATAAGCCAAGTTTCAACTTTAATATGATATTTTTCTTGCACTGCTTCTACTGCAAAATTCATACTTATCTCACTATTTGCAAGAATTAAAGAAGAAATCATGTTGTCACCTGACCTGTTACGTGCTGCTCCTTGGTAAATAAATGAAAGATAATTATGTTGTTGAAAAGCAGGAAAGCCACCTCCTATAGTTTGTTTACCGTTCTGGAATTTGTGGTAAGGGCTAAAAGCTGTTCCTATTTTATCTGGGCCAGTTCCGTCGGATTTAGTAACAGTAATAAAATTGGTTAGGGCTACATAGCCAGTACTTGTTGTCATAACCCTATATTACCCCTTCTGCTACGAGAATTTCGGAGGCTAGATAATGTTCTAGCTTCTCCAGCTTTTGAGCCTCTAGAAGCTGCACTATTAATGATTTGACCTATTGCAGATTTAGGAACAAATTCTTCAGAGTTGAAGTTTAATATTGGGCCAGAATAGTTAACAGTTGTTTGTGCATCAGCTCCACCACCTGCTGAAGATTGACCAGTACCAGGAATAACAGATTCACCCCTAGCACCTGCTGAATACCGTTGCATTGACTGAGCCATCTTAGAAGCTGGAATTATATACTCATCCTCACCTGCTTCTCCTACGAGTCCCATTGTGGGTTTAGTAACCAAACCACCAGAGCTAAAAGGTTTTATACCGTTAGAGACATAACCTCCTTCTTCAAGCCCCATCATTCCTCCAAAGAAACTCATCGCTTTCTTTTGTATAAACATTGCTGCCATCTGCTTAATAATATTTTTCAATGATTCTCCTAATGTTCTTGTGCCATCAATTAATCCAACGATTGCATTAGTTGTTTCTGTTGCTAATAAATCTGCAATTTTCTTTCTACGTTCTAATTCTTGTTTATCTGCTTCTTCTTTTATTTTTGCAGTAGTTTTAACTGCATCAGCTTGATCATACGCTAATTCAAGTTTTGTTCTAGCAGCTTCTAATTCTGCATCATCCATTCCTTTGATTGTCTTCATCACTTTTTCAATTTCTTGTTTCTTGATTACTTCTTTTTCATTACCATCTAATTTTGCTTGATATAACTCTCTTGTTGCTTCAAGTTGTTCTAAAGCCATATCTAATCCTTTTCTGTTTTTCTTGATAATCTCCTCTGCATTCTTAAGATCTTCATCTGAAATCCCAACAGTTGAAGCTCCTGTCCTTAAATCATTTTGAGCTCGCTTATATTTATCTATCAGTTGTTGCATTTCTTCAGGACTTAAAGTGCTTAGTTTTGTTTTACCTGTCATCGAATTAACTCCTGCTTTTGCCTCTATATCTGCTTTTAAATTCTTTCCTTCTTCTGTTCCTTTCAAATCATCTTCTAATGCTCTTAACCTGTTACCTGCTGTCGTCTGACCTAAAACCTTATTAATTAATTTTAACAATGGAAGAATTGCTTTCGTAGCAACTGCTTGCATTTGAATCTTCAATTCATTCCATAACTTCATTGTTACTTTTGAAACTTCTCCTAATTCCTTCAATCTTGAAACACCTTTATTTCCTATCTTTGTAGATAATTCATCTGTAATAGCAGTAGCAGCTTCTTGAATTTTCCCTTGAAGAATTAATGCCTCAACATTTCGTTCAATAGCTTCAGAAGAAAATAAAGATTTCTCCTGCATCATGTCAAAAGCTTCCCCTACAGAAGCCAATGCTCTTCCTGTTTCAGCAGCAGCTTGAGCAAATTCTTCAACTCTTGATCCTAAAATTGAACCTGCAATGCCTCCCGCAAAACCACCAAGCAATCCACCAGCAGCACCACCTGCAACACCACCAATACCTTGACCAAATAAAGCAGGAAATCCACCACCAAGGACAGCTTGACCAACTCTTGTACCACTAAACCCACTCATCATCCCTTTCCCTTGCCTTGGTGTCCCTCCACCACCTCCACCTCTTTTAGCTTTAGGACCGATAGGTGAAGAATATTGAGTGCGACCTGATAAATCTCCAGCAGCAAATCTTTCAAAGGCCATTGCCCTTTCTGTTTCTTTTAATAATGCAATTCGTTTACGAAGCTGATCATTTAAAGCTTGATTTGCAGCGACATAACCTCTAGCAGCATCACTTGCTTGATCTGTTCCTAAAGTTGCTTTATTTAAAGTCGCACTTGACTTTGAAACAGCTTTCTGAAGATTACTAATACTTAAAGTTGCTAATCTTGCTTTTTTTCCTACTTTGTCAAAATATTCTGTTCCACCTCTTGCATTCTTACCAATAACTTCTTTATTTAACGCATTAACAGCTTTATTTGCAGCTTTAATCTGATTAGTTAACGCTGTAACCTTATTGACACCTTTTACAACAACTTCAATATCAGCGTTATAAGCAGCCACAGAAACCAACCATAAACACGATTACTAAACAGTCTAACGGAACCGCTTCACTCTATCCATTTCTTTTCGTTGATCCTCGTTAATCACTTGAAAATAAGCACTCCAACCTAAAATTTCCTCAAAGGTCATTTGACGGATTTCAGAAAGAGTTTTTCCCAGTTCTTTTGCGATACCAAATTGAAGCATTAACAATCCATCTTTCCGAAGCTCCGCACTTAGGATTTTGGGTCGATTGCATCCTCGTCATCTTGAAGCACTGCAAGCATCAATGCTTGTAAATCTGCATCTCTAACTTCATTCTTTAGAACATCTATTTCACCCATTTGAAACAATCTTTCTCCATTCTCGTCACAAGCTTTAGCAATTAACAAACGCAACGCAAATTCATTCGCATCATCACCTTTTGGACCTTTTTGTGCCCTCTCTCTTTCTGCCATTGTTAAGGGTGTTACCCACATTTCAAAGGTGGTTCCATCAGATAACTCAACATATTTCTTGGTTGCATCTAAATTTGCTGCTTTCTTTAAGCGATCTATTGCTCTTAACGGTGAGCGTGTAGTTCTAGGGCTTGATGACATAAGATTTTGTTGAACATTATTATTCTAACCTAATAAACAATAAAAAACCCTGCACTAGGCAGGGTTAATCGGAACATTCCGTGTCCCAGTCCTATTATGTAGAACTTAGATCGAATGTTGGGACTCCTGCTGGTCGGAAGTTAACTGATACCTCTTGAGCATCATCAGGGTTAACACTAAAGCTTGCAGAAGTTAATGTTGCATCGAAGCTGATTGAGCGACTAAGAGTGTCACTAACGTTTCCACCACTAAATACACGGTCTGTATAAAGTTTGAATGCTGCACCAACTTGCTGACGTTGAAGAACGTCTTCTACCAATCTGTTTGATAGAGCTGCATCTTCGTTTGTCATATATGTAGAAGCAGTACCAGAACCATCACCAAATCCAGCGATGTACTTTCTAAATGGAACATATTGACCAGGAGCTTGACCAATTGTTGTTACATCAATCTCAGCTCTTTCAATCTCAAAAGTCCACTCTCTTACTTGCCCAATTGCAGCAAAATCGTTGTAATAAACTTGAAATTCATTAGGAGCTGCTGCTGTTCCTACATCAGTTAGGTTTACATCCGATCCACCATTAGTAGCAGATACCTTTAACGCTCCTGTTGTACTTGTATAAGCAGTAACGTAATAAGTTGTTCCAGCACTTAATCCAGCAGGTAAAGTTCCTGTTCCTGAACCACCTGTTGAGCCATCTACAACTTGAAACTTGACTGGATCTCCTACTTTGAGATTTAAATAGGTTTGAACCACCATTGTTTCTGTGCCAATGGTGACATCAGCAGGACTAAAAGTACCTGTAGTACCAGCAGGTTTATAATACAGAGCACCTGATGTGCCTGATAGAACAGTAACGGCCATGAGGCTGCTTAAGAAATTTACCTATAGATTAGCTCAAAACCGTGGCAACGTAAGAAGTCTCTATTCTTCCCATAAACATTGGGGGTGTTTCTGTTGACGAAAAGCTTGGGCCTTCAATTGATCCAGTCTTTAAATATGTACCTGTTGTGCCTTTTGTCGCATCATTTAGTGTTTCTAAAACACCAACAGCAGTTGTCATTAATGTTTGATTTCGTGCAGGGCCATCACCTTTCTTCGTAAAAACTCGAATAACAATTGAACCTCTAGCGTTATCAACGCTTGAACCTAGTGTTGGATCGTTTGTTAAGCCGAATGTAACATTTA